TGCATCTAACCAGTTAGAATCAATCTTTGCTGGTCCTGTTACATTCCAAGGACTTACAACATTCACAAATAATATTCAAGCGAAGAAGATTTCTTATTACAACCAAGATGGTACTGTAATTAAGCAGACTCTTCTCGCACCTGAGGATGCTAATGGTCAACCTAGTTTTGCTAATATCACGGGTTATACTACACCTGCCGATGGTGACCTTGTTTATAATATTAACTGGTCACCTGGTAAATCTTTAGGTTGGATCTACTATGGTGGTGTTTGGAAAGAGTTTGGTCTCACAGATACTGGAGATATCGATATTGCCACATTTAATAATGAGCAGCATATGGGTATTGGTACTGCTGCTGTTACTGGATTTAGAGTTGGTATCTTAGGTAATGCTAAAGTTGATGGAGACTTAGTTGTTACTGGTAGAGGTGGTGTTGGTGCTGATAAGTATATTACCAAAACATATACTGGAGACGGCACAACTCTTACATTTGCAGTTACTACCTATGGCGGTGGTATTCAGCACTCTGATGATTCCCTCTTAGTATCACTGAATGGTGTTGTGCAGATTGCAGGTACAAACTACACAGTTGACGCTAACGGTGCTAATGTTGTATTCAGTGCTGGTGATGCTCCATTATCTACTGATACTATTCACATTTTAGAACTGCCTATCTAAATAACTAAGGAGAAACTAGCACTGCCATGGCACTTTCAAAAATTAGTGGGAATCAGATTTCCACAACAACACAAGCAATTATCAGTACTCTATCGTTTATTAATACTGATAGTGTCTTTAGATTGCCTTCAGGAACAACTGCACAACAACCAACAGGCGTCTCTGTTGGTACTTTACGATTCAATACTGATTTAGATTCGGCGGAGATTTATAAAGCAGATGCTGGCACTGGTAGTGCAGGATGGGCACCTGTTGCAGGTGGTGGTCCTTCATTAGGTGAAAATAGTATTGTTAGGACGAATGCTAATACAATCTCAGAAAACTTAACTGTTGGTCCTACAGCAGGTGGTGAGTTTGCAAATGGAATGTCGGCAGGTCCAATTACTATTGCAAACGGTTTTACAGTTACTATTGAAAATGGCGGAGCATGGAGTGTTAGATAATGGGAGTATTAAACGTTGGTAGTCTCCAAGGCAATTTTCCAAACTATCGAATTACATTAAGTAATGATAGTGAATTAGATATTGCTAGTCAGTTATTGCTGACTAATCAAACATATATGCCTCTTCCTGCAAATACTACTAATGGATTTGCATCAACTGCTGGTGGACCTAGAGGATATGTTAAAGGTCAATTGAGATATAATACTACTACTCAAAAACCAGAATTATATGATGGTGTTAACTGGGTTGAGAAGGCATAGTAAATTATGAGTAAATTATCCGTAAGTGGTTTAAGTGGAATAACCGAAACTCTGAATCAGATAACAATTCCTGCTGGCAACATTTTAGATGTCGAAGGTCATCTATTTAATACAAGTACTGAAGCATTTCAGTTACCTGCTGGCACTACTGCACAGAGACCTGGTAGTGCATCTGCTGGATATATGAGGTGGAATACCTCAGATTTGAAGATTGAGATTTATAATGGATCGAGTTGGACTCAATATACGGTTGAAGGTACTGGTGGGTCAGTATCTACCTTAGGTCAAACTTCTGCAACTGCTGCAACTTCTGCTGCTGCTATTCTTGCTGCAAATCCTGGAGCACCCGATGGTGTTTATTGGATAAATCATGGTAGTGGTGCATATCAAACTTATTGTTTGATGGATGCAGGAGGATTTATGTTGGTAGGTAAAATTCCTGCATCTCCTGCTGATACCAGCAATCCTTGGTCATATAGTGGCGCTAGATGGTCACAGCAAACTACTACTAACGAGTCAGGATGTCAAAGCATTGCTGGTGGAGATGCCTTAAATAGAGGGTATTATGGTTATACTTTGACCGAAGGTTTTATCTTCGCGATGGGTGACTATCGTAACTGGTTATATCCTAAATCAATTCCTAGAACAGGTGTTACTGCTAGAAATGCCTTTATTGGAGGACAAGTTAATATATCTTCAGTCGATAGAGAAAACTTTTTGAGTTGGATTGGTAACACTGGTGTCACCAGAAATAACTGGGATAATCAACCTTATTGTAATAGAATTGGTTTTAATCGAACTGATTCTAGTTCTACAGGTATGAGATTTGGTATTACTATGAACAATGAAAACGAGTGTAACTCTAACGACTCTTCGATCGGGTTTGGAGTTTACACTAATAATAATAGTGGTAGTGGTGATAGAAATGCTGCTGCTGGCGGATTCCGTTGGAATGGCACTGTTCGCTATCCAAAAAATGGTTGGATTTTTGTAAAATAAGGAGAACTATGAGCACTATTAGAGTAGACGAACTTAGAGCATTATCAGATAATGATTTTTCTATCAATGTAAGTCCCAATGATAACTTTGAAATTCAAGGAACTATTGAGTTTGACTCTGGTGCATCTTTTTCTGTACCTGTAGGAACAACTGCCCAAAGACCAACATCACCTGTAGGGGGTATGTTGAGGTATAATTCTACACTCGAACGTCTTGAGTTTTATGATGGAACTGTTTGGCAAAACTTCATTGGTTCTAGTGCTGCACCAAATGGAGCAACAGAAGCAACCGCAGTTACTTCAGTGCAAGCATTATATGACGCTGGACAAGTAACAGATGGATCATATTGGATTAACTTTGATGGTACTGCTAGGCAATATTTTGTACCATTGAATAGTCATCCATATTATATTCTGATGGGTAACTGGGGTGGTGGTGCTGATAAGTTTTTGCAAAATGCTAGTGCATTAAGTGGCAATCAACTTAATAATAATGGTGATAACACTCCTACGGGAAACTGGGCAAATAATGGTACTTATGGATATTATAGACAAGCGGGTGGAAGTGACTTTAAGTACGCTACAATGGATGCTAGGGGTATACAATATCGTTATGTGAAGATGAAATTCAATCTTTATAACTATCATTCAAATGATGGTGTGACTAGTAGAAACTTTTTAGGTATTACTTCTAGTGTTGGTGATGGCGTGACCATTATGAGAGATGATAGTTCTGTAGGTGATGCTCAGCATATTTTTACATATTATAGTGCTATCTCTAATAATGATAGCAATGGTTGTCCTTCTGCAACTCCAACATTTCCCTCACATGTACGGGTAGGAACTAATCCTGGTGGATTTATGGGTAGTAGATTCTGCTGTTTTTCTAGGGAAGGTAGCAGTTATACTACAGAATATGTTAGAAACTTTACTCCATACGCTGGAGATAGTAGTGGTGGCACTGCACCTAACGCCTTTACTGGTGATGCTTGGTATGAAATGGACTTGAGTATAAACTATCCTCATAATTTACATTGTGTCATTCATTCCGATCAAGATTCTGGTAATGAGGACACATATATAAAACGAGGAGTTGTACTCGTTCGTCCTGCATAAATAATACGAAGGAAACAGAACCGTAATGTCTCAATTAAATGTTGACAGATTAATATCCTTAGGTGGAGGTGGTGGTACTGCCTACATTCAATTAGAGTCTAGTGGTAACTTTAATTTTGATACTGGCACTTTGTATGTTGATAGTACCAATAATGAGGTGGGGATTGGTACTACTACGCCAAGAGCATCTTTAGATATTGCTACTACTGATGGTATTATCGTACCCGTAGGAACAACTGCTCAAAGACCATCATCACCTATTGAAGGTATATTTAGATATAACTCAACAGACCGAACGTTTGAAGGTTATTCTTTTAATGAAGGTACTAATGCTGTAGAATGGGGACCAATTGCTGGTGCTGGCGGCGGAACACCTACTCAATCTGCAAGTAGATATAGTCCTGATTATTCCAGGGGTGCTGTACTAAAATCAGACGGAACTAATGCTTATTGGGATGCTTCTGGTCAGTCAACTGAATGGAGTATGGCAAGAATTTGGACGCATGGATATGTTGGTGGGGGTTATCAAAGTGGCAGTCCCTGGAATAATGTAAACCGTACTGTTCATTCTACAGACACATCTACAAACCTTGGTAATACTTTAGATAGATCTGGTGCTTACATGGCAGGGTCATTCTCAGATAATCGTCACTGGTTCCACTCAATGGAGAACACTTATAGAGGTTCTTCTAACTATACATCTGGATTCAGTATGACCTCTGAGTCAGGTATTACTCACCAGGCACAATGGGATATGACTGTTAGTAGAGCTTCGATGGGTTCATTCCAAGATTATGAATTCCAAGGAGGATATTCATATTTAATTGGTGGTGGTAATGCTAGAACTGATGCATTTAATCTCAAAACTGAGGTTATGAGAACATCTGGATTTCCACCTAATCATGGTGATGGTGGCGATGACCCTACATGGGGTGGTAACGCAAGACTGAAGGGTTGGTATAAGAGAGCTGGTACTCGTCAAGCATTAATTTGCAATACTGAATCTTGGCAGAACTGGACACAAGGACCAGGTGGTGATGGGTGGAAAAAGATTTTAGGCACAATGTTAGGTCACATGTATGTGGGAACTGGTAATAATAATCAAAATGGTAACCAGAGAGTTGATGATTCGAGTGGTGTTCAGGTAGGAGGTTTGAACTTTGGTAATATGGGAGAGGAAAACTTCCAGATTGGTATGAGAAAAGGTTATTGTTTGGGTAACTACAATGGTGCTCAGAATAATAATACCTTCAAGGTGAACTATGCTACTGATGGTTATAATAACCTCGGGGGTTCTTCACCTCCATCGGGTCATGGTGGCATGAGTTCTGCTCACTGTTCATCTGCATCTGCTATTTCGGGTGTTGATGACGCTGGAGCAGTTCAGTACGATTACGGCACAAATATTCCTAACTACTAATGAATAATCAAAACGACGTTATTGTCATCGACTTAGAAAAGTTTCCTCATCTGGATGATTGGGGAACAAAACTTGGTGGTCATCTTGGGTTAGAATATTTCTACTTAGAAGATGAATATTTTGATTATATCCCTCAGTATGTAAACTATCTGCGTTTTCCTTCAAAGGAAGGGACTTTAGGTTCAAAGTATTGGGGTGAATCTAGGACTACAAGATCCGAATATGGTGAAAATGAAGAAGGAACGACACAAAAAGATAAAGTTGGCGTTGATAATGAATTAGTCAGAACATACACTATTCCTTTTATGAAGAGTGTGATGCGTCTTAAAGTGCAAGAGATTTTTGAAAAAAGATATAACGAACTACGCACTAAATACAGTGTATTGGAGGATGCAACCTGGCAAGACCAGTTATCAGAATCCAAGGCGTATCTTGAAGATGAAACTACTGCTGTCACATTAATCAATAGATTAGCAGAGATTAGAGGATTGACAACCAAAGAGTTTGCTACTATAGTGGTAGAGAAACAAACTGATTGGAAAACTAAGTTACATGATCTTGCTGTGCAAGAACAAACTATCCTTCTTAAAATTAAAGAGTGCTTTAATGTTGCTGATGCAAATGTTTTTCTTGAAGATTACTTCGGCATTGAAATGTCAAGTCAACAATGTTTAGAATTTAATAGATGTGAAAAAAATGATGAAACAGGACTCATTACAAGAAAAGAACCCTTCAAGTACGGACTCAGGTTCTAATGAACTGAATCTTCCTATTAGTAAAACATTGGAAGATTTGAAAGATATTTCTACCTGGGAAGTTGAAGACTCTGATGTAGCATTAATGCAGTGGGCAGATCAAATCCCATTTGGTCAAAGCGAATTTCAAAATCGTTATTATGTAATCAATTCACAAATAACTCCATGGAGACAATTGCGTCAAGCAATTATGGAGTTACAAGCACGAACAAATAGTCTACAAAAGATTACTGTGCAATATAGACGTAATCTTAATGACATGGCGCGTCTTAAAAGTGAGATTGCTGAAGAAGAAAACGAATTTACAAAAACTGATCTTGAGTGTCAACTTGAAATCTGTAGACTTGATACACAAGTATGGATGAATAAAATCCGTCAGTGTAAAGAAGAGACTGATGGTATTATGCGTATCATCAAAGAACGCACTGATTGTGAAGATTTAGATCAGGTCATTGCAACATTTGAAGACCCTGCTATTATTGAAGCAGAAGAGCATAAGTATTGGATTGCTCGTATGGCAAAACAGTGCGCTATTGATTTATTAACTACTGGTAGAGTTCAATCAGGTAACTTAGAAAGTATGCTGATGATGAAACCTGAAGACCAGGCAGCAATCACTGATCTTGCTCTTACATACTCTACTGCAATGAATCATTCTATTGGAAAGTTCAAAGAGATTGCAGAAGATAAAGTAGAAAATATGCTGTCAGGTCGTGGACCTGAAATGTTTGACACCTCTGGAATATTCACTGATTATGCTATCAACAACATCGCAAACCGCAGTCTTCAGTCTTCCAATCAACCCGAAACTTGATCCAGAGTATATTGAGGAGAGTTTTATTCCTTTCCTCAATAAACATAAGCATTTAATTTATGACTTATATTTCACATCAAGGATGCCTCCATTCGTACAAGATGCAATGGGGGATGTTTTTCGTACAACAAAGAATGCTCAGGGTGCTGCTAAAAACTCACTGTATATTATGCAGGAGACAGGTATTCCTCTGTCTGCTACATTCAATAACATATGGGTAAGACCTGACCAAAAGAACTTAAATCTATGGATTGATAACTTTAAGTTTCTATATGATGCTGGTGTTAGAACTGTTACTCTTCCTCATACATCTTGGGTGATGACAGGACAAATTCAGAAAGAATATCCTGACTTAAAGATTAAGAATACTATTCTTCGTGAGGTAGTTAAACCAAACGAGATTGTTACCCTTGCTAGTTCTGGGTTTCATTATATTAACTTGGATCGTGATATTATGAGGGACCAAGATGCCTTGGTTCGTATCATGGACGCGAAGAAGTATTGTGCAGAGAAAGGAACTCCCGTAGAGTTTTCATTGTTAGCTAATGAGCATTGTTGGGGTGGTTGCCCTATCATGCCAGAGCATTATCAATACAATAGTACACGTCAGGGCACAGAACCTCAGTATTTTAACAGCGAGATCAGTCGTATTTCATGCTCACGATGGGATGAATATGATTCGGCAACAGAACTTAAGCGTGCTAATATACCGCCCTGGAGAGACGATTGGCAATGGTTTCTAGATAATGGCATAGATGTATTCAAACTGCACGGCAGAGAGGATGCTATGCGTCTTAGAGAGTCCATGGATATTATTGAACGGTGGGAAAATGGCGATGAGATGATGTTTCCTGACTTTGATAAGTATATGCAGGATGTTGATATGCCTGATGCACCTATTAATATCTGGAGACAGAAGATTAAGACATGTAAGTTTGACTGTTGGGATTGCAACTATTGCGAGTCCGTGATACAATCTAAATTAAAGAAGCAAAATCGTACAATGAATCCTCTTGTAGAAAGAGTTACTCGTGCCATCGATGGTGCAGTTGATAATAACTCTAATTTTAATCCAACTGATTATGATATTGTTGGTCTGTCTTCTGACAAAGTAAGACATTTCCTTAACAACCTTCTTAGTGAGCGTGGAACAGTATATGCCGATGTTGGTTGTTACATGGGTAGCACACTATTTGCTGCTATCATGGGTAATACTGCTGTAAAAGCATATGCTATCGATGATTTTTCAGATTCTACGATGAAACCAATGCGTAAGGAACTTCAAGAAGACTTTGAGGTTGATAATCCTGCTGAAATATTTGTGCAAAACTATGAGAAGTGGCAGAATCCAAATGCTGCTGTTGGATTAGTTGTTAAACCTATCTCTCAGGTAGTATTTAATCCAGAGTATCCTCCTGAGGTTCTATTTTATGATGCTGAGAATGATCCCAAACGAATGCAACCAAATCTAGAATATCTTCACAATCAATGTGCTGATTCTTATATTCTTGTTGTTGATGATGCAAACTTTGAAGGAGTTGTATCATGTACTGATGCGTTCTTAAGTGATAAGAATGTTATTTACAAGAGATTGATTACAACTGAGACGCCTGAAGATGCTAACGATTGGTGGAATGGTTTGTATATTATAGTAGTTGAAAAATGATAGATGTTGTTGATAACTTTTTACCTAGGTTGGAGTTTGAAAATATTCAAAAATCTATGCTAGGTGATTTCTTTACTTGGAATATCTCTAAGATTGTTGATGATACTGCCAATAATCATAATAGAAATGTGCAAATGGTTCATATGTTTTATGGACGACATTCTCCAGTTGATGATAGTATTGGGTTACTATATCCTATACTCCAGAAACTACAACCATGTGCATTACTAAAAATAAAAGCAAACTTTTTGGTTGGTGTAGATAATATTGTTGAACATGGTCTGCATAATGATATTTTAGATGCTGAAGATCGTCCCTATCTAAGGACATCTATCTTTTATATGAACACCTGCAATGGTTACACATTGTTTGAAGATGGCACTAAAGTTGAATCAGTAGCAAATAGGATAGTAACATTTCCAAACAGCACAAAGCATACGGGAACAACTACAACTGATTCAGAATACAGGATGGTAATTAACTTTAACTATGTTTAGTGTGCCAGTTGAAACAAGTGGCACAAGAGGGGTTGCGACCCCTCTTTTTTCATGCTAT